TGCTGAACGTGCCTGTGACGGTGCGCGTCTACGAGGGACCGAAATCCTGGGCGGAGGCGACCGCCGAGTGAGCCTGCATTTTCACGGTACCCCACTTTCGCCGCGCAGTTCGCTGCTCGCCATGGCGGGCAAATGTCTGTGTGTTCCATTCTCAGACGCCCGCGATGCCGAGTGGGCGCTCGCGCACGCGCAAGCCGTGATGTGGGACAACGGTGCCTTCTCGCTCTTCAGGAATGGCGGCACCGCGCTCGACATCCCGGCGTACTACACTTGGCTCGAGCCCTTGCTGGGTCACCCTCACTTCGCCATTCCGCCAGACCGCATCGACGGTGACGCTGCCGAGCAGGCCGAGATGCTGAACACATGGCCATTCAGCAAAGCCTACGGCGCTCCGGTGTGGCACATCGGACTGCCGATTGGCTGGCTGCTCGATCTCGTGGACGAATGGCCGAAGGTTTGCTTCGGCTCGTCGGGTCAGTACTGGCAGATCGGCTCCGATGCGTGGTGCCGGCGCATGGACGAAGCCTTCAACGTGCTTGCCCGCAACGGTCCGATGCCGTGGGTCCATGGCCTGCGGATGGCCGCGCTGAACGGCGACCGATGGCCGATGGCCTCGACCGACAGTGCCAACGTGGCAAGGAACTTCAAGGACTACAACGTCTGCCCGGAGCGCATGGCGCGGCGGCTCGACGCGATCCAGAACCCGATCAAGTGGGAACTGGCGCCGGAGCAGATGGGGCTGTTCGCCAATGAGCAGGCTTGAACTCGTCAGCGTGGATCTCGATGAGGCGAACGCTTTCGTGCGGCTGCACCATCGCCACCACGGCGCGGTGCGCGGCTACAAGTTCGCCATCGGTGCGGTCAAGGACGGCAAGATCGTCGGTGTGGTGATCATCGGTCGGCCCGTCGCCCGCGAGCGGCAGAACGCGGAGACGCTGGAGGTCACCCGGCTCGCCACCGACGGCACCAAGAACGCCTGCTCGTTTCTCTACGGAGCAGCTGCACGCGCCACCTTCGCGCTGGGCTACCGACGGCTAGGCACCTACATCCTCGCGAGCGAGAACGGTGCCACGCTCAAAGCGTCAGGTTGGAGACAAATAGGCGAAGTATCGGGGAGATCATGGTCATGCAAATCTCGTCCACGGATCGACAAGCATCCGCTTCAGGACAAGCTGCTGTTCGAAGTCGTGGCGTGATCATCCCGGTCACGCAGCACTGGCGGCGGCTATCGTGGGGTTTCGCGCTCGATGTCGTGCAGTCCTACAAGGACAATCTCAAGGAGAACTCCAAGGCCCTGGCGTTCGCCTATGGCGACCACGATCCCGCTGACGAAGACCCATTGGTGCAGCACGCCGGGCGTCTGGCCGAGATCGGCATGGCGATTTATCTGGGCCTCGATCCGCTGGAGGCGCTCGATTGGAATGCGAAGAAGTGCGATCGAGGTTTCGACATCAACTACGACGGACTGCTGATCGACGTGAAATCCTCACCGCATCCCTACGCCAAGCTGCTGATCTGGCCGTTCACGAAGAACCACATCTTCGATCAGTCTCCAGCTCATGTGCTGGCGTTCGTTCCCATCGAGCAGTCGGTGCCGAAAGAGGGCAACCCGGATTTCCGGGGCTGGATCTGGAAGCACGAGTTCAAGAAGCGCCACAAGGTCGCCAACGGCACCATCCCGAACGACAAGATCCACCCCGGCACACGCTACATGCACCAAGACGACCTGCACCATGTCGAGGAGTTTCCAGATCCGCTGTTCGGTCTGCCTATCGCCTAGCCGACGGAGCGGGTGGGATCTTCCAGCGCGGACACCGGGAACCCCTTCTTGATTGCCTGCTCTTTCAGTTGCGGCGTGAGCGGCAGGGTCCAGACCTCGCCGTCGTATCCCTTGCCGCTGCCGGGATTGGCATCGAGCCTTCCCATCTCAGCACGTTCGGCCGGTGTCAGTTCGATGCCGCGAGCAATCTTGGCATCGAGTTCCTTGTAGCGATCCTTGATCTTGCCGAAGCTGGTGGTGCCGACCTTGGCACCATATTTCTTGCCGATCTTGTTCGCGGCGTTGACGACGATCTTGTCGTAGAACTCCTTCATGTCCCGCTCACCGACCTTGAGGTCGAGGCCCTCGTATCGAACGATGGGATATTTCTCCAGACCAGCGATGGCCTTCTCAGCCAACTCCTTGCCGATGACATTGGGCAGTTCTTCCGGCGTGGTCAGTTCATGCACCAATTCGTTGTCGTCCTTGTAGCCGCGCACCCGAAGCTTGTTGCCATCCTTGATGATGTTGATGCCGTCGAGGTGCTTGCTGAGATCGTACCGTTCCGCCTGCACCGCGCCAGGCGTCCACGCGATCTGATCGTAGCCGTGGTCAGCGGCGTATTTCAGCATGCGCTTCAGCGCGAGTTCGCCCCAATCCCGCGACTGCTTGAAGGGGGCGTCGGGAACACCTTCAGCATTCTTCTGCACCTGCTCAAGACGCATACCGTTGCGCGTATTGATGTCGATGGCTTCCTGTGGCGGCTTGGTTTCAAGAAACTGCACCGGATCGCCGTTACGGTCGAGCCATGCCCATTGCTTCTCACCCTTGTTGTAACCCTGCTTCCTCCCCTTCTGATGCCAATCGCTCTGGATCTCCTCGATGAACAGCGTCTTCTTGCCGTTCGCATCGACACGGTCGTTGAAGCGCATGTGGGCGAGGACGTTCGGCTCGTCGTAGTGCGACGAGGTGAAATCTTCGCCTCGTTTTTGCTTCAGGGAAAATTCCTTGTCGCGGAGCATATCGAACTCGTTACGCAGAGGTTCGCCAAGGCGAGCATGCTCACTCGCTGGCATCATGGTGATGTCCTGAATGCGCTGCTGGACTGCTGACAGTTCGGCGTTATCTTTCGGCAACGTCAGCAGCATCTCGCGATAGTTCTCGCCGCCGGGGAGCTGCTGCGCCGAGTGCTTGGTCGCACCGAACTTCTGTCCGATCTCGTCGGCCTGCCGAGATGCAGCTGCGGCGTTGGCATGACGACCGACCTCCTTGCCGCTCCCGGTGTAGACGACGAAATCGCCGTCCTCGTAGGTGACACGCGGCTGCTTCCCGCCCTTCACCACCTCGTTGATCTTGATCTCGTTCTTATCGAGATATTTCTGCACAGTTTCCTTGGTGACCGGACCCTGCTGCGCTTCCGCCCACTTGCTGAACCCGGTCCACTCGAGTTCCTCCGGTTTCACGCCTTGAGCATTCTTGACGAAGCCTGCCCATGTCTTCCCGGTCGCCTTTGAGAATGGTGCGGTGTCGGTCACCTCGCGCAGCCGCGAGTAGAACGCAGGCGCCAGACCCGCCGCTTCCTTCGGATTGGAGAACAGCGTCTTGCCTGTGATCGCGCTCTTCACCGTGCCGGGTTTGATGGCGATGTAGCTGTCCTTCGCGCTGGGGAACTCGTTCTGGTAATCTTCGTCGGCGGCATGCTGGTAGAAATCGTCGTCGTCATCGACCATGTCCTCAAGCTTGGCCTGGTCGGCCTTGCTCAAGCCTTCGCGGCGATTGAGATAGACGATGCCGTCGTAGCCCTTCTCGATCAATTTATTGCGGATCAGCTTCATCTTCGTTTTGTAAGAAGCACGAGGCAGATGATCGATTGCGTAGGCCTCCTTCTCCGTCAGGATGCCCAGATCCTCCAATTGCGGAACGACGATTTCCGGCATGAAGGAGCCGACATCGAAGAGCCGCACCGGGTTCTTGATGTCGGTGTCGAGCGGCATGATCCTTCCGCCAATGTCTTCTGCGAATTCTGCCGCCTGCTCCGGCGTGCCCATGTGGACGCCAGTTTCACCGGGTTTGAACCTTTCGAAATCAGCACCTGTGCCGTGGTAGAGCCGCTTCAATTCCTCCGCGCCGACAGCTTGCAACGGTGCCGCCTCCTTCGGGTTGGCGAGCAGGCCGATCTCGCGATTATATAGCCGCCGGCGGGTGACTTCCTCCGGCTCGCCGAAGGCTTTCGCGGTGACGTTGATGCGCTCGTTGAGCAGATCGGGAACGGTCTTGCGTTCCGATTTCAGTCCCGTCCGCTCGCCGGAGCCAAACCATCCCATCGACTGACCTTCGGCTGGCTCCACGCCGACCTTGCGAGCGGCCTCGTGGTAGATGTCGGCGAATGGCGCGTACTCGACCTGTTTGTCGATCTTGTTGCGGCTGATGCCCTCAAGCGTGTCATCGATCCACATCGCCGGATTGAGTTGCGACGGATCTCTCGCGTAGGCCGCTTTATATTTCGGCTTGATCCACCCACCGATGCTGCCGGGATATTTCTCGTTCATCACATCGAGCGCGGCGCGGATCGCGTGCGTGTCAGCGGTGACCCCGCTGCGATTGCCTGCCACGTTCTTGGAGAAGAACCATGGCTTCGGGTTCTTGTTGCGATTGATGCCTTCGCCCGTGACGGCATCGTAGAGGCTGCGGTGGATGCCGCCTTCTCCGATCATCATCGGGTAGCCCTTCTCCGAGATGCCGCCCGTGCCAGGACCGACGACATCGGTGAGCGGCACGCCTGCTTCGCGCTTCGCCATCGCCATGGTGGCGTTGCGGATGTTCTGTGCGGTTTCTGTGCGCGGCGAGAACGCAGCGTAGAGATCCGAGAACTCCTTCACCCACTTGTCGGCGTACTCTGGAGCGTAGCCGCGCTTCAGCATGTCCTGCCGGATCGGTTCGGTGTGGTAGAAGAACTGCGTCGGCTTTCCGAGCTCCGGTTCCATCCGCTTGGCCAGACCGGATGCGATCTCGTCGCCATGCTCGATCAGTGGCACGGCGCGACCACCCTTCGGATAATCTTCCGGCTTGTCGGCGCGAGGATAGTGGTAGCCGAGTTCTTCCTCCGGCGGTTTTGCCGCTGCGCGGTACTCCTCGAGCGGAACTGGTTGGACGTCCTCCGGCTTGATGCGCTCCGCAGGCGGCAGTGCCATCTGCTCCGCTCTGGCGTCGAGCGTCTGCTTCAGGCCTGCGAGCCTTGAGTTCGGCAGCTTGGTGCGGACGCCGGAGCCGACGGCACCGACTATCGGTTCGGCAGCCACAGCGCCAAGCGGAGCCGTCATGGCGATGTTCATGCCCTCGCCTATCGCCTGCGGCGTGGAGTGGGTTTCGCCCGTCACCGGGTCTGGCTGGGAGACTTGCAGTTCGCCCGTATATGCACGCTTCGGTGCGGTGAAGGCGGCAGCGAGCGCGTCAGGCGTGCCGCCCACGATCCGCGACACACCGACCGCCGGAAGCATCGCCGCCTTCAGCGGGCCTTGCATCCAATCCGGGTAGTCCTCTGCGGTGGCTTTGGCTCCGACCGCCGGGTCGCCTTGCGGGATGATGCCAAGACGGAGCAGTTCCGCCCACCTCTCCTGATCGGTCATCTCCGGCGCAGGCTCCACACCGGCCGCCGGCGAGGCAGTCATGTCGTCGGCGGCACGCCGTCCCACCGCAGGCAGCAGTCCGACATTGACGCGATCAGATGCCTGCTGCCGCACGGCGTCCTTGCCGATCAAACCCTCCGGTGGAATGAAGGTGGCGTTGTCGTCGGCCCAGTGTCCTGCCTTGGGCGCGTCGGCTCCGATGGCATACTGGCTCTGATCGGAGAAGGTCGGGTGGTTTGGCTTCTTGTAGGTGTCGGCCATGTGGCCCGTGTCGGCATCTTTCGACAAGCCAGCCTTCCACGCGCCGCGCAGATCGTAGTCCTCGCCGCTGTCGTTCGGCGCGTTCTCCGCCTTCCACGCCTGAAACGCTGCCTCCTCGTCAGGATCGAGTTTGGTGTCGTAGTCGGACGGCACCGCCGGAAGCATGCCGACATTCACCCGCGCCAGAGCTGCCCTTCTGAGATAGTCGCGGTCGATCAACGGCATGTCATTTCACCGGGTTACAGGGCACGGGCGGACCTGCGAGGCAGTAGTGCTTCGGGATGCAGGGCTCATTCTCGCGCTTGGTGCAGTAGTTCTCGGCCTGCTTGCCCGACGCATGGCACGCCTCTTCGGTGAGGAAGCCACCGACTTGCAGCGGTGGCGTCCAGCCGAGGAACGCGATCATGATCCAAGTTTCGCAGAGCCCGGTCATCAGCCCATGCCAGCGAGAGGCAACACCATCTTCAGCACGATCACCACAGCGACCACGAAGATCAGAAGCTGGGCAAGTTTGGTGATGAGCGGGTCTGGCGAGAAACGCTGAACGACCCACCACGCAGCGATCAGGACTGCGATTGCAATGATC